TCGGCAGCACTTCTTCCAAGGTAAAATTCAATTCAGAATTAATCATATTATTTAGACTTTTTATAAATAAACTCACAATAGCAGCGACAATTAGTATGATAGCCGGGTGGGTTCTGCCCAAGTTTGTGAACATACGTTGTCTGCTCATCGCAAATACTGCAATCATAACTACTACCACGATGGACTTTAAAGCCGATTGCTCCAGTTTTCTCGCCGTATTCCTGTTCAGCTTGCGCCCATGATAACAATATCACGGACTTTGCGTTCCTCACGATGTTTTGGTAAGCATTGCGGTAATATCCCTTGCCGTAGGATGGCGTGGCGATGTTGATGTCCTTCTTCTGCGCCTTGGTGACTACGGAAGTCCTGTATGGGTCTTTGTAGCCTGTTCGGATGGCAGAGAGAATCTGGCTGTCGGTGTAGTTCATCACCTTCAAGAAAACTTTCAATACTACTTGGGTTTTCTAAGCCAAGAATCTTGCAGGAAGCCTTGGAGTAAGCTGAGATATACTTCCCGATGCTCTCCTCAGCCTCAGCGGTTATCCTCTTGGCATCGGAAAGCAGGGAAGACTCATTTACGAGCCTTCCTCCGCTAATGTATCTCTTGCTTGCGTTGACGATGGACTTTGCGCTATCGAAGAGGATAGTCTGCAAATGAGACTCCATATTGCGCAATGCTTGCGAGCGTTTTACGGAATATTCTACCGAACGTTTAATCTCATCCATAGGCTTACTTCTTTAGGGTGCCATCCCAGTTGTTGCGCCCCTCGTAGTTGTTTTGCGAATCCCACTCTTTGCCGCTACGATTTGGCCTGCCAGCCTTGCGACCGTTACCAGTGCGCACGTTGCCAGAATAGCCTCCGTTAATCTTTGCAGTAGCCTTCTCCTCCTCGATTTTATTCTCTGTCTCGTTGTCTGCACGCTGAATATCCATAAGGAGGTCTTGCTCTTGCTCTTCCTTTTGCTCACGCATGATGCGAGAGAACTCGTCATTCTTGCTGAACTTGGAGTTGCGCTCGGATGCAGTCTGCTTGGAGAGGAACTTGTTTTGAACCGCCGTAGCCAAATTAGTCACAAGCTCAGAATCGTTCTGATGCGAGAACGGCTCTCGCCACGCATTGATTGGGAGTCCAAGCATGGATGCCACGCAATTCTCTTCCGTACCAATTCCATAGAGGGCTATCTTGACCATCTTGTCGAGGTATGGCTGCATCTTTTGCGCATCATTCATCGCAATCTCCAACGCAGGAGAATAAAGGAGCTTGATGGCTACTCCAGGCAAATCACCAGATTTCAACTCTGGTGGCTTGACCGTAAACGACAACTCATAGATTAGGTCGTAGGACTTGTTGAGTTGTGTGGCGAAAGCGTCGGAAGCATCAGTGCCATTCAAGAACTCTGCCTTTCCGTTTGTATCTGTAATCATAATGGTCTTCGCCGAACCTGTTGCATCATCGCCAACGACAGAAATATCCTCGCCGTCGCCTGTAAGTGTCAAGATAGGAAAAGCAAAAGCCTTGTTGTTCTCGCAAAGATAAGAGAAGGCCTCCTCGTAGTCCTCGATGTTCTTCTGCACTGGAGACCAACAAGGGCCAGCTTCGTTACGAGCGTATGCGACAGGCACGAATGGAAAGCCGTGTTCCTTTTCCTCGACACAAGTATAATTGTCTATGCCGAACACCTTTGCGATTTTCTTTAACACCTCCTGTACTTTGCCGTCTCTTGCGCTCTTTTTGAAGCGGTAGAACTTCTTGTCATCCCAAGCCTCAACCCACTCGGTTTTCTCATTACCCTCGTCATCGTAATCGTAGAACTTACGAGCGAAGCAAACCAAGTCGCCAGTGAGAGAATCGAACTGAGGATAGAGCGTGTCTCCGTTCTCGTAAGACAGGGTTCTCATTCCGAACTTATTCTTTTCATCGAAGAATCCGACAACGGCACACTCTGCCACTTTCATGTAGGCGCATACTGCTTCGAAATCACGTATTTCCAAATCGTGAGACAGCCATCCTTTTTTAAACCTGTTCAGCAGTTTCTGACTATCCTCGCTCTCTTTTTCATCATCGTCCTCGTCTGTAAGCTCAAACTGAATGTCGTTGCCCGTCATGTGAAGAACGTGCTTTGTGTAGATGAGTTGTTGGAATGCGAACGCCGTGCGCTGAATCTTCTGCTGATACCACTTCTTTGACTCTGGGTCTTGCTTCCAGATGTCGGGATATTCCTTCTCGTCCATTATCCTGTGCGCAGACGGATAGAACTCACGCAAGAAGTCTGCTTGCGTCTTGATGCGGCGGTACATCGTGTCCTCTGGCATTGTTTGGTCGTACTGGTCAGAAACGACTGTCTCGCATCCAAAGGAATGCTTCAAGTACCCCCTCGGAGTCAGCTCGTAGAATGGCTTTCTTACAAGCAGCTCCCTCACATTGTTTACCTTGCTAACATCCATAATCCTTTTACCTTTTTATTTTTCCTTTTCTTTAAACTGAATATCATTATGTAGAACCACGACTCGAAGAAGTCAGGCGAGTGGCCTACGTACTTCTTCGCTGTCTTCTTCGGCAGGAGCTTGAATCCTCTGTCATCGCTGTTCTCGTCTCGGCGAAGCATCTTGCGCTCCTTCTGTAGAATCTGTCTCAGAGGAACTTTATCGAAGCCGTTTCCCGAATACTTGCGCTCCAACAACAGAGGGTCGATGGAAATCTTTCTCTCCTTGACCATCTTATAGAAGAGCCAAGCGCATTGGGACTTCAAGTCCTTGTAGAGATACTTGATGCCCTCTTCCTCCTGATGGTTGGCTGGGATAGGTGTTGCCTGGTTGTTGAACGGAACGGCATCCTTGAAGAATCCCTTGAAGTACTGGCCGATTCCCTGCATATCGTAAGTGAAGTTGCATTCCTCCACTCCCCACTCTCTCAGCTTGGTCTGGACCGCCGAAACGAGCGTCTTAGGGTCGAGCCTCAACACCACCAAGTCCTTGCAGTGCCATCCCTCCCAGAGCCACATCACGAAGTTATCGCCTCCAGTGAATGCAATGTCGGCAGAAGCTCTGCGTTTACCGTCTCCCCCTTGGATGGCGTTATCGAAAATCTCATCGAGGTCTTCCATCTTAATCATGTCATCGCCAGCAGCCTTCCAGTTCCAGTTGGCCTCCAGGTCTCTCATTCGCTGTTCCTCGTCCTGTTGGGCAAGGTTGGCGATGTAGGAGGCATCGGTTGAGATGAGCTTGATATTCTCGGATACATCGGCACGGATGAATGTCGCTGACTTGATGAACATTTCAAGTTTCGTGTATCCAAGCTCCGCATAACTATCTTTCCAAAGCGAGTCGATGATACCCCTACATTGCTCATAGACTTCCTCCCTCGTGTCACCCCAATAGATTGAGTCCGGGGTATCGCCATCCATGAAGCAATAGCGGATAACTCCGTCTCGCTCAGGAACGATGTAGCCATCCTCGTTCACCCACCAGTCGATGAACTTGCGAACCCACGATTCTGGGTCTGGGTTACAGGTTATCCAAAACCTGTTTCTTATATGAGCTGCATTTCGGTTGTTGGTAAGCAAGTACTTGAACTTCTTGTATGGGCATTGCGTACCCTCGTCGATGCAGACATAGGCATACTGGCGACCTTGGAAACGTGTCTTGAAGTCTTGGTAAGCTCCTGCGTAGTATGAGAATTTCAGCCACCCCCCGTTGTTGAAGTTCCAAGTCATATCGTTCTGTGACTTGTTGTATGTGCCGAACTGAGAGAACAGCTTGTACGAGTCAGTCACCAACGATTGCAAGTCATCCTTCTCATTACGAAGGATTGTAGCGTGGAAGTCTGGATTCTTGATGTCTTTCAATACCTCCATAAGGGAGCTAAAAGACTTACTGTTGTGGGTTACAACAAAGTCTTCTATCACAAACAATGAGTCTGGATTTTCAACTGCTATGCAACAACAGTTCCTATTTCCAATAGGCTTGCAGCTTACAATTCTCCTATGTAAATCCTTGCGCAAATAATTGAACCTAACCTGCCATTTACCACTTAACGTTCTCGAAACGTAGCAAACAGAACCAAGACTATCAACTAAATACTTGAAGTCAATCGCTTTCTTACGGCTCCTGAAAGTCTTTCTCCAAAAGTAACCATCGTATCTACCTTGCGTATTAATGATACTTTCGAGTTTTTGTTTTCTTTCTGTTATAGAAGCGAATCCCAATATCTCATCGAACTCTACTGGCTTGACACACGGGATTGTTATCTCATAGCCATCATTGAGATAGCTATTAATTTCGCAAGTAAGATGTGGAATGTATCTGTCAGCACGGTCAATGCCAATGTTCCAGATATGGTCATCAGAGCAAATAATTTTTGTCCCATCAAAGAAGGTCATCTCATAGCACTCTCTAAGCGGATAGTTCATCACCCCAAGAACCTTATGTCCAACACCATCTGAACCAATAACAGTGTCGCCATAGTCCAGCTCTTTTATTTTTGTGAAACCACTTGGGGTAAGAACTCTCGTGTTCTCTTCAAGCGGGCCTCCACGACTACCTCCAACTATCTTGATGTCAGCGTCAATGGATAGCATACGTTCCTGACCGCCACGTTGAGCAATAATCTTCAACTTGTCGGGATGCTTCTTGTCTGCGTCTCTTAGCGACTGGATGTATTCCTGGGTGTAAATTTGCTCCCCATTGTCCAGTTTTAAGCCTGAAAAATAATCTTTAACCATAAATTTTGTATATTTTCTGCAAATATATGCAATTTTTCTTGGATAATTGCATATTTATACGTATATTTGCGCTCAAATAAGTATATTTATACATTTTTATAGCGGAAGCACCGCATAAGGATAACATTTTAACCAAAACTTATATGACAAGAGAAGAACTCTTAGAATTGGTGAACGGCAAGGTTGACACAACCAAGTTCGGTTCACTCAGCCAGAAGACCATCAATGAGGAACTTGATGATGTTTTGGAGGATTTCGGTGATGACGAAGACGCAAACGACAGAATCGTCACCAAGTTGGCTAACCGCTTGAAGCGCATGGACGGAAACCTTCACAAGAACGTCTCATCCGAGATTAAGAAGGCGAAGGAGGGTGCCGAGCGCAAGAAGAAAGAAGAGGAAGAGGCTCGCAAACGTGCGGAACAGCACAAGGATGAGACTGACGATGATGAAAAGAAGCTATACAAGACACTGCTTGACAAAATCGAATCCCTCGAAAAAGCCAACGCAGAACGTGACAAGAAGGCTGCAAGGAATGCGACCATCGAGTCCGTGAAGAGCGGTTTGAAGGACAAGTTCGACAAGGCTGGCCTTGAAATGAAGAGCTATTTCCTCAAAGCCGCCATCTCGAAGCTGGAGATTCCAGACGAGGATGTTGACATCGACGATTTGGTATCAAAGGCTGAGAAAATCTACACCGCCGAGTACAAGGAGGCCACTGGCGAGAAGGGTGTTCCTAAGAAGGGACAGCATTTCACAGGCGGTGGCGACGATGACGAGGACAAGTTCATCGAAAAGATTGCGGAGCGACGCAAGAAGAAGTACGAGAGCGGTGCGGAAAGAAAGAAGTAAGGATAACAATTATTAAAAGGTAAAAAGATTATGATGGACAAAACTTCTATTTCCTATCTGAATCAGCTGAACACCACTGGTATGCTTAGCCATAGTGCTACCATCATCCAGACCGAGGGTGAGGTAGGCGGAACCAGATATGTGTTCGAGCAGTTGGAGGCTCTCATCAAGAACGCCTTTGTTCACCCACCTATCGGTGGCCAGCTCGTGAATCCGTTTAGGGGTCCTGCCAAGATTTACGCAGGCGACTTGATTGAGCACGACCTCGGATTCACAAAGGGCGACGATGGTCCAGGCGCAACCATCAAGATTTTGAAGGCTTATGCGGTTGCCAAGGCTACCACTGCGGCTACAGACACAGACATCTACATCGTGCGCAACGGATTCGTTCACATTCCTTTCGTCGGCGATACCATCATGGTAGGTCAGAAGGGCTTCGCTACAAAGGCGAAGGGCGTTACGGTAACAGCTGTCGAGGCTACAACTGACGAGACCGCAGGCGATGTTTGGAAGCTGACACTCTCAGAGGCACTTGGTGCTTTGAAGGTTGACGATGTGTTGGTTGAGGCAGAGAAGGCAGGCGCAAGCGTATTGCCAATGGTTACAAACCCTAACTGCTTCGCTCCTTGCGACAACGACCTTCCGTTCTTCGACGCAGGCGGCGACAAGTATCACAAGCCACGCACAAACGTCAACTTCTGCATGTTGAACCCGGACTGTGTGATGTGGCTCGACCGCATGGGTCCTGTGCCTCCAGCCGTCAAGGCGATGAACAAGTCGCTCTACCCAGAGTTCTGGCACATTTAACCTATTGTCTAACGTAAAAAGATTGATTCAGGATTATGGCAAAAATTGATATTGGTACCGAGCAGCTTGCGAAGTTCTTCACTGGCAAGGGTAACAACACCTACCTCCAGAAGTTCCTCAACAGGGACGGAGTGCTTCGTTGCAACAACGGCTGGTACTTGACTCAGGGTGACATTGACCCTAATCTCACCCCTACCTCGAACAACGGCGACGCTACCTTCAAGGTTCGTACCCGTGTGTTGAAGCCTGCTACATTGATGAACCTTCGCGCTCCATTGGGCGAGGGCTATCAGAAGGACCACGAGGGATTCGAGTGGTACACCGCTTCCATCCCTGACTTCGCAGCAGACGGTTTCCGTGAGACCGCTACCGAGCGTTACCACAAGATGAAGCTCCTCCAGGATGAGTTCGGCAACGACGCAGACTTGGTGGACGCTTACCTCGACAAGGTTCAGAACCTCTACGACTCTCTCGACATGACCATGACCTATATGTCGGCGCAGCTCAGTTCAACTGGCTTCATCGACTACAGCAAGATTGGCCGTGGTATTCGAGAGGCGTTGTATGACGCAAAGGTTCCAAAGGAGAACTTCAAGACGGCAGGTGCTCTCGAATGGAGCAACGCCAAGTGCGACCTCTTGGAGCAGATGCGCAAGTTCGAGGAAGACTGGCGCAAGGCTCACATCGAGTACAGGAACATTCCTCTCGTATGGCAGATGACCAAGGACGACTACTACAACGTCTTCTTGAAGAACAAGCAGATTGACGAGTTGTGGAAGTCTTGGGCACAGGCCAACTACGTTGCGTTCTTGCAGAACTACGGTCCTAACCGTGAGATGTTCTTGCAGTCTGTCACAGACCTCCGTGGCTTGTCCGCAATCGAGATTGTTGACGAGGAGGAACAGAACATGAAGTTCGGTGGTGGCATCGAGACTGTACGCGGATGGGCTAACGGCACTGTCGTTCTCCGTCCTGCCGGCAAGTGCTTGCGATTCATGCGCAAGGAGATTCTCGACAAACATATCTTCGATGCGCTTGGCAACAAGCTCGTGGATGTGGCTTGGGCTACGACCAACAACGGTCTCGGTCTGCTTCGCAACATGACAACTGCGAACGGTCTATACAACGAGTTCAAGACAGACTTGTTCCTCGCTTCCGTTCCAGCCATGCTCGACTCTCCTTACCGTTGGATTATCGACATCACCAAGAAGGATGACGAGTAACTATCAAGGTTTTAAGATTGTATGATTATGGATTCGGAGATGGAAATTTACACTGTGAACGACTACCTTATTAATAAGGTGAAGTTCGAGATGCCGATGAAGGCACTGAAAGCCATCATGGTTGACAGGGAGCTGGATGACGGCATCGACTTGGCGGCGTGCGACAAGGACAAGGTGAGACTTGCCTATGCCGACATGCTCAAGTGGTTCGTTCTTGGTCCGAGCAAGGTGAACAACACCTCCGATTCCGACAACGGATGGACTCACTCTGGAGGTGGATATGATATGTCGGACAACGACAGGAGCGAGATGAAGGCTGAGGCTAACGCTATATACGAAGAGCTGGAGCCAGAGTCTATGCTAAAGAAGAAGTCCACCTTCAGGATTGTCTCACATGGAGTGAAGAGGGCTAATCTCACACCTTGGGGTTGCCCTCTCCCACACATCATTAAGTAACGGCTTATGGAAAAGGAAAACATACGAAATCCGAGATACCCTCATCGTTCGCCGATGATGATGCGGACATCGAGGACAAGGAGATTGTCATCTACGAGGGGATGGGTCGTAGTTTCACCGATACCACCACAGAGGGAGACAAGAAGGTTGACGAGAACAAGAGGAAGGCATCAATTCCTGTCAGATATGACGAATGGGATGCCGAAAGATGTCCTCTTGACGGCGATACCATCTACTCCACCGTCGGCAACAACCTATCACGATGTGACTGGTAACTTGCTCAATTCCTTCGCCGTGGGCATCTATCACAGAGGAAAGCTCGTCAAGATAGTTGACGCCAATGATGTTGGCAGAGAGCCACCAACGAGACTTTCGCTTGCCAAGGGAGAGAGATACGACCTACCTGTATATTACTCGGGACAGCCAGCTGTTCACGTAATGCCAAACGGAAAGTCTGTCTCGAAACCTTACAAGGGTGAGTATGGCTCTGGCGGCAAGAGTGGTGTGAGCGTCGCAAGAAGAAGTCTTGCCCAGCGGCATCCGGCAAGCACGTATGCGCTGATAGCCGTCGTAGCGATGGAATACGCCGAGTTCGTTCAGAACAAGCGAAACCATGATGTGCTGACAAGCCTCCGTGATGAAATGCCAGGAATATTTGAAGGTAAAATAATGACGATATGATTGACATCAAGACTTTATATTACGACATCGGCAACGCCGTGAAGGGGATTTGCGACAAGGTTTACCCTCGCAACCGCCCTAAGTCCGTCGATAAAAAGATTGACAGCTACATCGTCGTATATTTCCCTTCGAGTATCTACAACAACGAGATAAGCGCAGACGGCAGGTTTAACGACTACACCACCACCGCACAGGTTGAGGTCTATGTTCGGGATTCGGTCTCCTCCAAGAACCCGAATGGATTCAATGTCTCAGCGGTTGGCGAGAAGGTCAAGGCCGTGCTCTCCAAGTTCCCTATCTCGACTGACAACATCTTGGTGTCGAACCCTCGTGTAACGTTGCAGACCGATGACGGCGATGGCTTTTCCGTTACAATCATACAAGGAAACCTCAGAACGAAATAAAAAAATTAATTCAGGATAACAATTTTAAATATTTAAGATTATGGCAGCAAAGACAAAACAGGAACTCAAGGACGTGTTCAACGGTCTCAGCTCGTTGCTTTACACAAGTAAGGTAGCAGACCTATCACAGGCTACTTTGGCTATCGCTCCAGAGTACGACCTCCCTGTTACCGTGGATACTTTGCAGATTACCCAGGATGACCCAACCGTCAACCACTACAAGGTTATCGGCTTGGACGGCGACTGGACTTCATCTGCTACCCTCGGCGACACGAGTATTCAGTTCACTGTGCCTACCAAGGCAAAGGATGTGCTTACTCTTGCCTATGGCGAGGATGCAGTCAAGGACATCACCAAGCTCACTCTCACATCTGGCGACGCAGAGATTGACAGTGCCAACGGCTACGAGGGCACTTCCGTCATGTTGAAGAAGAAGAAGGTGACAGGCACTTTTGTTCTCGTTGACGAAGAGAAGGAGAATCTGATGGTTATGACCAACATTGCTCTCTGGGCAAAGCCTCTCTATGACAACCCTGGCACAGAACCTTTCGCCATCCAGTTTACAGGAACTATGGAGGGTGCTGGCTCTCAGTCTATGGCTTGGTTAAAAAAAAAGGCAACGGAGTAACTGACAAGAGCCAGGAAACAACCGGACAGACTTCCAAGTCAAGAAATAGAGTTTCTATCTAAGGTAGAAAGATTTCAGGATAACAACCGTTGGGCGGCAGGCTAATGACACAAGCCGTGCCGCCCTTCTTCATTTTAAATCATACAATCTTATGGCAGAGGAAAAGAACATGGAGCAGCCGAAGGTGGACTTGCAGGAATTGCTCGACAGCGTGCTCAGGGACGAACCTACCGAATTTGTGTTCAGGGGAAAGAAGCACAAGCTCGGCTGGCTTCGCAAGGGAACTATGGCAAAGTGCTCGCACATCCAGTTGAGGGAGAAGAACGAGTGGAAGCGCAACGTGAAGATTTGCGTGTGCGTGTTGCTCAACAACATCTGGAAGATAAGATTCTTCTACGCTATCTACTGGCGTTGGCTCTACTACGTGAAGGACTTGGACGTAGCCGAGGTTCTTCGTGTGCTCGACGTGTCTAAAAAAAAAATTCCATCGACCGCATTCTCACTGGCTACCATATTAGCGACCGGGATGACGGACGTGATGATGACGATGACGAGGAGCGAAGCAAAAGCTACCCAAGCAGGACAAGCTGGGGAGCAGCCTTCTCGTTAGCGGAGAAGTTCGGTTTTCTCTTTGCGAGGAAATACGGAATAGCAGCCTACGACTACTGGTGGGGTTACTCATCCGCTCAGGTTGACTTGATGGTGGCGGACCAGCCTTTGGTGGTATATCCAAAGAGCAAGGACTCTGCGCCGAAGACACCGACAAGGAAAAGCATGGATGACTTCGCCGACAGGTGGAGGGCAAAGCGTCAGGGTAAGTCCATGGCAGGACAGAAGATAAACCTTGGCGAATATTTAAGGAACGGAATTAGTTAAACTATAAATATATTCAGGATATGGCAGGTGGTAATTTAGGCGACTTGTGGTTTCAGCTTGGAGTGAAGGATAATACATCCAAGGAACTACAAAAGATTATCGAAAAACTTTCCAAGGGAGAGGACAAAGCAAATGATATGCTTCGTGCTATTCAAGGCTTTGGGTATAAGAAGAATTTTAAGGAGCAAGCGGAGCAAGCAAGTAAGTTTGTCGATATTCTTAACACCTTGAATAGAGAACTCGTCAAATTAAAGAAGGATGACACGAAAAGGGATGAGTATGCGTCGTTAAAGAAATCTATTGACAATGCTCTGAATTACCTCAACCTCCTTCAAAGAATCAATGTTGAGAGGAACAAGGTTGCCGAACTCAAAACCTTGAATCCCAACGTTGACACCGCAAAGCTCGAAAAGGCGGATGGGTTATTGAAGAATATCAACGACCAACTTTTGCGTTTACAGAACGACGCACGAAATGGCGGTGGCAATGGTGTGAATAAAGCGGATGTTCTTGGCGAATATAGCAAAGCACTTCAAATGACCATACGTGATGTTCGTCAGCTTACTTCCGAATTTAAGAAAGAAAACCCTTTGTCTGCCTTCTCTGGAGGTGCCGCAAAGGTTGAGGCCGACATTGCACGCGTTACAGAAAAGCTCGCCAAGATGCGAGACTTGATGAGCGAGGGAACCACCAAAGGTTTCAGCACAAGTATGCTTTATGGCAGTATCACGGAACTCGATAAGATTTTATCTCGCTTACAGTCTGCACAAGGAAACAAATCTTTGCTTACTGATGCTGCACAGATGAAGAATCTATTGTCTGATGTTGCCGTAGAAATGACAAAGGCTACAGCGGCTACACAAGCCTACGGTCGTGAGAAAGGCAAGGTGATTGCACA